TCATATTGTAATGGTTTGGTTTTTTTATTTTGTCATCCATAATTTTACTTCTCCTGTTTCTTTATTGTATTCACCATGTCTTAATATGCGTGCAACCCTTGCTTGTTGTAATGCTTCTTGTTCAGAAAAACCTTTTTCTTTATACAAACCAACAACTATTTTCCATAGGTCTAAAACGGGTACCATAGTATATTTGTTTATAAGTTTTTCAGCAGTTTTAATACCAACAGCTGGTAGGCCAGTGTAACCATCAACAGCATCACCAGATAAAGTTTGTATCATAAACCAATAGTCAGCTAATTTTAATGGAGTTTCATTAACAACAAGTCCATCAACAGATATTAAAGCTGGTATTTGTTTAAGGTCTTTATCAATAGAGACAATAATTCTTTTCTCATCTGATGGTTCAGTAGCCATAATACCAAGCACATCATCTGCTTCTAAGTTTTTCCATATAACACCGTTGTGTTTTTCCATAACGTATTTACGTAATGCATTTAGAACCATTGGTTTTCTTTTGTCTTTTCTATTTGCTTTGTATGTTGGTAACACATCTTTTCTAAAGTTTTGTGAATCTGTTAAAGCCACAATGTAATCATCAGCTTCAAGCTGTGCACCTAAGTCTTCTATCTGTGCATCTACATCAGCTTTGCACTGCTTCTCATCACAGTGTAAAGTCCAAAGACCATCACCCCAGTGTGTATCTATTTCATTTTGTGTGGCAATTTTATAAATCAAAATGTCACCATCAATTAACAGTTTTTTCTTCTGCATGCTATCTCCTATTTTAGTTTAAATTTTTTGCCTGAAATATTTCGGATAATGGAATTAAAACAAATTTACTTCTCCATCCATCACCACCATTTTTAAGTGTACTAATATATTTCTTAGTTAATTTCTTAATTGTTTTAGTGTCAAAAATTAATCTACAATAATCTTTGTCACCGTTAGCAAGTATGTGAACCCAGTAATCAGCTTTGGTTATCATAATGCCAGATGGTTTTCCATTACATTCTATTTCAATTGCAATGTTTCCAGTTTTAAACCACCAGTCACGCTCAGTCTTTACTTCTAACTTTCCTTCTTTTAATATTTTTTCAATACGGTCTTCTCTTTCTTGTCCATATTTTAAATCAATATCAAATTTATTATTTACTTTATTCATTAATGTGTATCACTCCAATTGTTTCCTATTTTGTATTCCCCTGTTAAAGGAACTCTTAAATTGAAATGTTTGCCAGTACGTTGGATGGCTTCGACAGCTAACTTTCCTATTTCTTCTGCATCTTTTTCAAGACACTCTATTTGTATTTCATCATGCACCCAAACAACTTGTTGTGCATCATGGTGTGTTAATAATTTATCAAACTCAACAAGCCATTGTTTACATACAATAGCTCCACCTGATTGTAATAAAGTATTAAGTGCAGCATGTGTTGAGCGTACTTTAATTTTTCTTTTATCAAGACCAATTAAATAACCTTTTTCAGCAGCTGCTTGAACTTCTGTTATTAATTTATTTAACGCTGGTAAATTATTTAAGAAACGCTTTTTAATTTTAGAGGCTTCTGCCATAGTCTTACCAGTTACTAACCCTATCTTTTTTACACCGCCACCATAAAGGAAACAGTAATAAAATCTTTTGGCTAAGTCTCGGCTATCTAACCCAGCTAACTTTTGTGTCTCAGAGTGGATGTCACCCTCAAGCACAACTTTAGCATAGTCACCGTTATCATACTTAGCCATATAGTGAGCCAACATTCTCACCTCTAAACCCGAGACATCAACACCTACGAGTTTTTTACCTGCTGGAACTGTAAATAACGCTCTACATTCTTTACCGTAAGGCACGTTAACGCTAGGTATTTGTGCCATGTTTGGGTAAGAGTGTGTAGCTCTAGCTGTAACAGTTGAATTAGTATTACATGTACCATGTATCTTCCAATTCTTCTCATGCTTTAACCAAGCTTGAGCACCTGTTGCTAGTTGTCCTATTCTTTTATCTAACAAAAAATGTTCACATAATATTTTAGCTTCTGGGTATGGTAGTGAAGCTAATACAGTTTCGTCTAGTCTAGGTTTACCATCTTCAGTAAATTCTTTTGGTTTCCAATCATGTATTGTCATTAACTTATCAGCAATATCTTGCCTGCTTGATGGGTTAAATGTTTTAGTTGATTCTTTATAAAACACCTGTCCTTTAGTATATCCTCTAGCTTTGTTATTTACTTTGGGAATAAAAGGCGTTTTGATTGTTTCAGGTGGGAACATTTTTTGAAACTCATCTTCTAATTCTAATCTTCTTGTATTTAATGTGGTGTATAATTTTTGAGCCGCTTCTACATTGAAAGTAAATCCATGTTGTTCTTGTTTGTATATTAACTGAGCAACTGCATGTTCTAAATCCATTGCTTGTTCTGAATAACCTTTTTCAACTATCATCTTATATAAGTTGTGTGTTACTTCTACATCTTGAATACAATACTCAAGCATCTCAGGTGAATATGTTTTCCAATCAGTTTCAAACTGTGCTTTGTAAGTTCCAATTCTATTGCCCCAAGCTTTTAAACTGTGACGACCAATGCAATCTTTAGGAAAATCTTTTCTTTGAAAATCTTTTTCTTTAACATCTGGAAACAACAATCTTGTAGCTACTAAAGTGTCAAATATTTTTGCCTTAGTTTCAAAGCGGATAAAAAGTTTTTTAAGTACAGGTATATCGTATTTGATTATGTTGTGACCTATAATTAAACTTGCTTTTCTAAGATGGTTAACTGCATCATCAGTTTTAAATTTTAAAATTTCATTAGTGTCAATATCTTTTAAAACAATACAATGAATAGCAGTAACATCTTCAAGTAAACCGTCAGTCTCTAAATCAAATACATATCTCATAGTTTTATTTTTGTTACCTTAATTACGTTGTTAGTTGGAATAGTTGTTACATTTCCTACATCACCAAGAGACCCATTATCATTAAAATTTAAATCAGCAGCAATAACATGTATGCCACCAGATTTTTTAATAAGCCAACCAGTTGATATACAAATAGTTGGTGTAGATTTTTTAGCAGCAGCTAAAGACATCCAACTTGAATCTGAATTTATATCAGACCACCAAAGCTGTACAAAATCTGCATCCAAAATGTGTTTATTTAGTATTGGAAGTTTTGTTTTCTTGTTCATCTTTTTTTTTATTTTCTTTTTTGTTTTTACCAAATATTTCTAACCACCCTTGTTTGTAAGATTTATCTGGAATCATTTTTCCGTCTCTTATTTTTTTGTCAACCATATCTAATGTACCGTTGTTATTTTTGTTTGTAATTGCCAAGCACTATAAGTCTGCTCACACAGTTCAGATATTGCTTTGTCAATAAATTGTTTTACTTGTTGATTAGGAACCATGACAATAATACTTTGGTCTGGTCTTAATTGTGCTTTAACTAAATGTGCAATAACATATTCAGTCCAAGTGTAAGCAGCGTGTTTATCAGAAGTCTTTTTGAGTTTCTGCTTGGACTTCATTTAATGTACCTGTTTCTAAATCATAACGTAATGTACAAGCTGTACCTGTCTCACCACTAAAACGATTTTTAAGTATGTTTAATTTAGCTAGATTGTCTTCTGCTTTTAAATCTCTATTCATGGAAATTATCATGTCAGCTAATTGTCCAATGCTAGCCGAGCCCCTAAGACTATTCATAGATACCTCTACGCCATCTTCATAGCCTTTGTTTCCTTCTGGTCTTTTTAAATGTGATACAAGTATCAATCCTATACCAGTCTCTTCAACTAACGTTCTTAATTTAGAGACAAAATAATCTATAAGCTTACGTTCATCATTTGTATTTTCATCACCAAGTGCAGATAAAGCCATGTGTAAATGGTCAAGCACTACAAAATCTACTGCACAAGCTTTTGCTAAGTATCTTATTTTAGACAATAAATTATCAGCAATGGTACTACCGAAGTGGTTATATAAATAAAACTTCCCATTACCAACAGTATGTTTAAAAGTCTCTTGTAATTCGGCATCTGTTATTCCCTCTCTAGTTAAATGCAAAGGTTTTTTAAGTTTAACACCCATAATACCAAGTGCACTTCTTTTAACACTTTCCTCTAATGCAATATATCCAACAGTAAAATTTTGTCTTAATAAATCTAATGCAATGTGTCTGCAAAAACTAGATTTACCAACACCAGTGCCAGCAGTTAATACAACTAATTCACCTTTTCTTAATCCATGTGTTTTTATATTTAAACATTCAAATGGATAATCAGCTGTAACATGATTATCTTCTTTTTGTATTACATCCCACAAATCAGCACCTAAGATAATTCCATCAGGTCTGTAGGCTTTACTTCCCCAAACACAATTAGTTAACTCAGCCGCTTTACCAGCAACTAACATTTCATTTGCATCTTTTAAAGGTATAGTACAAATTTTAGCTTTGTTAGGTGAAAATAATTTAGCACACTCTATTGCTGCTTCTTGTCCATATTTGTCTTGGTCAAACATAAGCACAACAGATTCAAAACCTTCAAGCCATTCAAGTTCTTTTTGAATATCTTTTTTTGCTCCTGCTGCACCTGTCTTAATACTTACTACTGGAAATTTATTTTGATTAATTTTAGAAACTGATAAGGCATCTATTTCGCCTTCTGTTACAATAACCATCTTACCTTTGTCACGCCATAGGTGTTGACCAAACAACGTTGCTTGTTTAGGGTCACCTAGCCATTGAAAAGTTTTATCTGGGTATCTTAATTTTTGAGCTACTAATTTTTTGTCCTTGTCATAGTAGTTGGCAATGTGGCAGGGTCTTCCAAACCAAGAGCCAATTTGATAATTAAATTTTTGTGCGGTGTCATAATCTATTTTTCTTTTAGGTAATTCTTTTATGTCACCAGTTATAAAAGTTACATCTGTGTTTGTTTGTTGTGGTTTCAAATCGTCTAATCCTTTTTTAGTTGTCTTGCATGAAAAGCAATGAGTGTGACCATCATCATATACTGAATTAGCATCACTAGAACCACACTCATCACAATGTGTGTGATATAAGAAAACACTTTCTTGTCTATCCATTGTTTATTAAAGCTATGTTAAATATAAATAAAATTATTACTATCTCAAGCATTACAAATCCTTCATTAGGGGTTAACCTACTGGACATTACTGCCCAGCAGGCACAAACAAACTATCTCAGCAATTCTTTTACATTGAAATGCGGAGATAAAGAGCCAGTCACATCTCTGTGACCAACAATCTCAACCTGATTGTATTCCGTCTTTAGTTTATCAATCAGTTCCATAAGGGAACTATATTGTTTAAAGGTATAATTACAGTCTGGTTGTCCATTGGTTGACTTGCCACCAATTAGGCAAATACCAATAGAATTTTTATTAGACAAAGTAATTGTACTGTCAATATGTGCACCAGCAATTTGAATATCTCTTCCATCTTGCACGTTACCATCTCTAGTTATTACTTTGTGAAAAGCACAAGAAAACAATCCTTCTTTTCTATGCTTTATATCTAA